CGTAGGGGCTCTCGGCCCCAGGACCAGTTGAACCAGAGGTTCAGCGGGGTCGAATAGGCCGCCGGAAGGTCGATGAAACGCGACCCGGAGACCGCGGTCAGCGCGACGTCCTCTTCCGCCTGCCGGAGGTCGAGCAGCCGGTTCATCCGGGTCTCGGCAAGCTGGATGAAGGCCGGGATCTGATCGGTCAGGTCGCCGCGCTCAAGCCATTGCGCAATCGCGGCTTGGAGGCCGGAATAGGTCGAGAGGTCAGTGGTCGCCATGTCCCGGCCTCCGCGTCAGATCAGGCGGCTTCGGCGTTGATCTTGGCGCGCTCGGCAGCCAGCAGCGCGGCCAGCTTTTCGGTGCCCAGGCGCTTGTCGACCTTCACCTCCAGGCTTTCGAGCGAGGCGATGATCTCGGAGCGCTTCAGGCCGCCGACGACCTCGTCGTCATCCTTGGGCGCCGCGCCGCCGACCTCGCCATCCTTGTCGCCGTCGAACTTGGCGATCTTGTCCTGCAGTTGGCGGACAAGCTCCGTCAGGCGGCCGGCTTCGGCGGTCGCGGTGCGCAGATCGGCTTCGGCCTGTTCGGCGCGGCGCTCAGCGTCCGCGGCGGCCTGCTTCAGCGCCTCCAACTCCGCAGTCGCCTCGCCGGCGCGGCCGTCCGCCTGGCCGGCGCTATGGGCCAGGGACGCGATCTGGGCCTCAAGCCGCTCGATGGTCTCATGCGCTTCGATCAGGTCTTTCATGGCCTGCGTGATCGTCGCAGACCCCACGTCCTTACCGCCGGCCTTGTCGCTCCAGGCGTCGCCGGGCCAGTAGTCGCCCTTTCGGAACAACCGGCCTTCCGGCTCGTTCGCGCAATAGAGGGTCATGTCCTGCGGCAGGATGTTGAACTTCGGCATGTGAGGGTGTCCTCAGTCGGCGCCCTAGGCGCCAGGAAGGGTGATTTCGGGGATCAAGTCGGCGGGCTTCGGCGCGCGGTTGCGCAGCCAGTCGCCCATCCGGCCGGTGTAGCGGTTGGTCCCGCCGACGTGGGTCAATTCCATCTCGGCATCGACCCAGAGCTTCTCGCCAAGCGACGTCCAGTCCATGCAGAAGGCGCTGTCCTCGCCGAGCATGAAGCCGTTGCCGATGGGGGCGTGAAACCAGCCATGGTAGTCGCGGCCGTAGTGCGAATATGCGCGGTCGGGGTTGGCTTTCCGTAGCCTCACCAGCGCGTTGCGCGAGATCGCCAGGAAACCGCCCGGCAGGCTCGTCACTTCGAGCAGCTCGTGCTCGTTGGTCTCCACCATGCCGGAGCCCTTGAACACGACGGGATAGTTCTCTTCGGCTTGCTTGAGCCGATAGCAGCCCCCGACCACGTCAACCGGGTAGGAGGCCAGTTTCAGGAGGCTTCCGACTTCCCAGGCGACGTCGGCGTCGATGAAGACGAGCCGGTCAGCCTTGGAGTCGAGGAAGTCCTGGGCGAGTTGGTTCCTGGCGTGGGTGATCAGGGAACAGCCAGGCAGGAACGCGACGTGAAGTTCAACACCGAGCGACTGTGCGGCCGCCTGCTCATTGAGCAAGGACCGCACAGTCTCGATATGCAGCTTCCCGTCATAGGCCGGGATGGCGACGAAGATCACGGAGGATCAGGCGCCGGCGATCAGGCCATACGAGACCAGGGCGTTGCGAAGCGCGTTGCCCTGGGCAATGACGGTCGCGAAAGCGTTCGCGATGATCGTCTGATTGTAGGTGGCGGTGATGGTCGCGACGCCGTTGGTCGGGGCCGCGGTGCCGCCCGAAGCGTCGGTGATCGCGGCCTGAGCGGCGCCCGAGATGCGGGCCCGCGGCGTGCCGCCGAAGAAGCCCACCGGAGAGAGCGACGTGTAGCCCAGGCACATGCCGTCGGGGTTGTTGTCGCCAACGTAGTAGACAGCCATTGCCGTCTCCTTTCAGTCTGATTGTCACGGAGAAAGGGCCGCCCCGTAGAGCGGCCCAAGGATCGGCCAGCGGCCTAGTTGTTGGCGATGCGCGCCGCCAGTTGCGCCCGCAGGGTCTTCTTGCCGTAGAGCACGTCGATCCGGCACGGGAAGTTGTCGTTGTTGATGTCGTACTGGCGCACGACCCGCAGCGAGATCCCGTCCATCACTTCGCGCGCGGCGAAGTCGACGCCCTGGGGCATCTGCAGGTCGGCGAAGGCCATCCCGAAGGCGCCCTTCTGGAACGCCAGGGAAATCCCGTGGGCGGTCGACGCGGTGCCGGCGAAGGTCAGGGCCGCGGTCGCAGAGGTCGACGGGATGGAGCAGGTCTGCTTCGCGCCGCCCAGGATGATCGAGGGCGAGATCGACACAGAGCCGGCGCCGCCCGAATAGTCGGCGGTGCAGACGAACTGCTGCAGGACGCCGGTCGAGACCTTGGTCTCCGGGTGGACGCGATAGACGTTGGCGATGGTGAAGATGTCGCCCTGGACGATCGAGCCGGAGCCAGAGGCCACGGTGATGGCCGAGTAGGCGGTGCCATCGGTCGCCAGCGCCGAGGTGCGGGTGTCCGTGGTGTAGGAGCTGTTGGCGGCGCCGCGGGTGTGGGTCGGCAGCAGGGTGTTCTCGTAGAAGTCGAAGCCGGCGGTACGGCCGAGCACGCCTTCCTTGTTCTGCTGCGCGATGGTCTTCTGCTCGTTGAACAGGCCCTTCAGGGCGTCGACCATGTCGACGTTGTCCTGGGTGTTCAGCGTGACGGTCCGGTCGTTGAGCGGCGCCAGACTGTCCACCAGCAGCTTGCGGCCTTGCAGGAACTTGGCGAACGTCGCCGCCGAGCCCTGGTTGTTCACCTGCTGATAGACGTCCTTGTACATCGTCAGGCCGTCGGCCTCGATGGCCGCAGCCAGGACCGACATCGCCGGCTCAAGGATGCGCTCGCTGAAATCGTCCAGCGACAGGGTCAGGTCGGCGCTGGAGAAGTTCATGTCGACGCCCTTCTGGGTGGCGACTTGCAGGCTGACCGAGCTTTCCGAGGTGTCTTGGGCCTGAAGGGTCTTGCCGGTCCGCACGGTGTACTGGTTCGGCAGGCGGATCTTCAGGGTGTCGCCGATCTTGGCGCCGGTCTTGGCGAAGCTGTCGTCGTAGTCGCGGGTGATGGCGCCGACGAAGTTCAGCTTCTGGTGCAGGATCACGAGCGCTTCGCGCGTGACCGCGGTGGGAGTAAGGATCGAGTTGGACATGGAACAAGCTCCATCGGTCCCGGTCTCAGCCGGGCTCTGGGAAGGGCGGCGTCATCCGACGCTGCTGTTGCGGTGTGGGGGTGCGGCGGCCCTCAGGCTCGCGCGCGGTTTCGTTGAGCCTCGCGGCGGCGGCGCCATTCTTCGGGGGGCAGGCTGTCATCCAGGCCGGGCTTGTAGCCGCCCGACTTGCTGCTGACGGTCTTGGCCGGCTGGGTCTGCTGCGACGCGGCGTGGCGTTCGGTCGTGGTCTTCCTGGCAAGTTGAGCCTTCAGGGTCTCAACCTCCGCCCTGGCCGTGGCGAGGGCGTGGAAGCCTTTCCAGGCGCGAGGATCGTTCATCTGACCGAAGTCTTCCGGGGCGAACCCGAACTCCTGGCCGACGGTGACGATGCCCCTCACGACTTCGGGGGACCACCCGGGAATTTCGCGTTCGAGAACCTTGACGGTGTCCGCCATCGCCGCGGCCTGAGCCTGGGCGAATTGGGCCTCGAGTTGCTGTTGTTTGGCGCTCAATCCTTGCTCCGCCTCACCAAGGGCGGTCTTCAGGGTGTTGAACTGGGCTTGCGCGGCCATCACGCCCGCGATGGATCGCGCGGGGTCCTCAGATGCAGCCGCTTCGGCGATGGCCGCGGTCCAGTCGATGCCATCGAAGTTGGCGAGCTGCGTCCTGATGACCTCGACCTTGCCGATGTCGGCCTTCATCTCCGAGACAACCTCGGCCTGGCGGGCCGCGGCTTCGATCTGGGCTTGAGCCGACCGGCTATGGTCCTCGACGGCCCGGCGCTGTTCGGCCAGGGCCTGGGTCTTCTGGGTGTAGTCGGCGTTGCGAAGGAAGGCCTCCTTCAGCGGCGCCGGGACCTTGTACTTCTGGCCCTCATGCTCGATCTCGACCGCCTCAGCCTCGGCTTGCTCGTCCTCGGTTTGGCCGTCGCCGGCTTCCGGGTTGAGTGCTTCATCCGTGGTGGCTTGATCGTCGGTCTGGGCCGTGGCCTCGGTTGCGACTTCGACATCCTGGTCTTGGGCCATGCCCTCGCCAGCGGCCGGAGTGGTCGCGTCTTCGGTTTCCATGTTGTGCTCTGGGTTTGGCGCTAGACGCCGGGTTGGGCCGCTGCTCTTGGGCTTGGCGGCCGGGAACTATTCCTCGCCTTCGGGCCCGGCCATTTCGGCCGCGTCCGGCGGGATCGGGGGCTGCATCGGCGGGCCACCAGCCATCGGAGGCGGCGCGCCATACTCGGCGCCCTCCGGCGTGACTTCGGCCTCGCGGGTCAGGACGTCGGGGCTTCCCAAGACCTGCATCACGGTCTGAGCCACCACGGCCGCCACCTCTTCGGGCGACATGCCCTCTTGGGTGACCTTCAGCCGGTCCGTCTCGGCCTTGTAGGCGTCGATGTCGGCCTTGCGTTCTTCCAGCTCATGCTCGGCCAGGCTCAGATCAGCCTGCTTCTTGAGCTCGCCGATCACGACCTTGGCCTGTTCGATCTGCTCCTGCAGCGCGGTCACTTCGGGTTCCGCCCCCTTGACCTGCGCCGGCAGCATCGCCTTGAGCCGCTTGGCGATCTCGTCGGCGCCGGGCCAGTCCAGGTTTTCCGCGATCAGGTCGCCGATCAGCGCGCCGAGTTCGGGCCTGGCCTGGACAAGCTGCATCATCTGGTCGGCGGCTTCCTGCCGCTGGGTCGTGTAGCTCGGCCCCGTCGTGACCGTGACGTCGTACTTGCCCGCCCCGAGCTCGTAGATCTTCTCGATCTCGCGTAGTTCGTGGGTGTTCGGGTCCTCTTCCTGGACCTTGAACGGCTGGTTCACCTTCACGAGGTCGGGCTTCTCGTTCTCGCCGAGAATGCGGACCACGCGCGGCGCCGAATAGACGTGCGGGATCAGGTCGATCAGAACCCGGCCAGCATGGCGCAGCGCCCGGGAGAGGTTGTCGATGTAGTGGAAGGTGGACACGTCCCCTTCCCGCTGGCGGGCCATGATCGCTCGGCCCGAGGTCTCATTCGACCTAGCGCCCAGGCTGGCGTCGTAGATGCCGGTCACGGCCTTGATGTCGTCGGAGGCGTTCAGGGCCTCCTGCAGCGCGCCAGCGGGCGGCCCCTGGAAGGGCTGGCGTTGCGGGGCGCCCAGAGCACCCGGCACCGGGTCGTATTCGATGAACGGCCAATTCTGGGTGTTCGCCGTCGCCCACTTCTCGACGTCGGTGTTGAATTGGCCGACCACCCCGATGAACGGCGCCTTGGGCTGTAGGGCGACGAGCTCCGTAGAGGCCGAGCGCCAGTAGTTCAGCATCCGCTGCGGATCCTTGGCCGCGCGCACGATACCGCGCAGCATCCGCCGGCCGTCGATCCAGGCTTCCTCGCCATAGACCGGGATGATCGGGATGTACTTGCCCGCCCATTCGACCCGGTCGAGCTCCTCGACGCCGGTCATGACGTGCTGCGTGACTTTGAACGACTTCACCGGCCGCGGGCGGCCCTTGATCGTGAAGCCCAGGGCGTCGAAGAACGCCTTGTTCTGGGTGTAGATGCCGAGGTCGATGATCTGGGTCTCGGGCAGAAGCTGGGCCAGGATCGCAGCGCGCGGATCGCCGGGCATCGGGACCTCGTCGCCGCCGGCCAGCAGCACGATCTGGCGCTCGATCTCCTCGCGCTTCCAGAACTCCGCAACCGCGACGGTTTCGTCAGTCCACCACGGCGCGGTCAGCTGATTGTAGCCCTCGACCTTCCAGTCGACCGGCTTGGCGCCGCGATAGCGCTTCTCGAAGACCTCGAGCGGGATCTGGTCGATGACAAAGGACGTGTTCCAGTCCGAGGAATCGGCCGCCGTCGAGTAGGGGTCGCCATAGACCGCGGCTTGGTTCGCGATCCG